GTTCGTGCTGAGTTGTTAGCACTGAATGATAATAGGGTCGCAGAGTCTATCTTGTCGGCTGTAACCGTTGAATTCTTCAACTTGCCACCAACTATAGCCCCATCATTTACGCCAGTTCCATCAGCTAAAGACGCGACATTAGCCATTTGGTTATTGTGGTCTTGAGCCGTGATTGTTGTTAGTGGCGTGAAGACTATGTTCGGATGCGGTAAGCTCATTTTTCCTCCTTAAATAAATCACCTGTTGGTAATATCATTGGCGAAAACTCTTCTGCAAAGACATTGCTTAAAAGCTCCTCGTCAATATTTTCTGCTATAGAATCTAAGAATTCGTCAATAATAATTTCGCTTGGCTCTAATGTACACAAAATGAGACTAAACGGATGCTTACCTTTCAGTTCGTAGTTTTTTGAGTAGTGCCAAATTATGCTAGGCGTAAAAACAGCGACGCCATTTTCTCGAACAGTATTTCCATTTGGTTGTTTATGAAGTCGATTGATATTTGGAATTGATGACCAAATAAAGACCTTATTCAAATTTGATTTATCCATGGATATAATTTTGAGCTTTTATCGTGAGCAACAAAAATCCCCATTTTCAGAGGGCAAAAAAGGCACCCCGAAAACGGAGTGCCCCACAATGACAGCTGCAAATCACAACAACTGCCCGGCTATCATACTACTTTTTAAGCGATTGTTCAAGCCTCCAGTTTATCTCACCAGTTACGCTACGACCGTTTTCAGCAGCAAGCACAACAAGCCGTTCATATACTTCCTGCTTAATTCGTACGTTATAAACTGGCGTAGGTACTTCAACCTTAGATTTGATAATCTTGCCATTCTTTTTTACAATTCGATTTATTATTGGCATAGTCTTTCCTTTCTTTAGAGCACCCTAGCGCCAAGCGAGGCGTTTGGTTTTATATTAGTTGTAGATCATTCTCTATTTGGTAGGCGATCGCTTCTTGGTCTAACACCTCTTTTAGTTCGTTGAGCGTGTTCATCACCTTTTGACGTTCGTCTGACAGATAGAGTACTGCTGTTTCCTCTGCCTCACCTCTCCAGTATCCAATGACTGGATAGTCGAGAGTGAAAGCTTCGTGATTAGCGTTTACGGTTGATATTATCTTGTCGACCTCAAGTTTTTTAGTCTTGTTATTGCTTCCGATAAAAGCTTTGATTGTGATTTGTTCTATCATTGTGTGCTCCTAATTGTTAATGTGCCTCGCTTGACTGTCTTAATTATAGCAAAGTTGCTTACATAATGCAAGCATTTTGCGTGCATTTTATGAAAAAAGTCAGAGATTTTTATTAACCTGTGGAAAACTCACTTCCCGTAAAAAATATAGCGATATTCTTTATAAAGTCTAATGATAATACGTTTTAACATAAGTTTAATTTTACCAAATAAAAAACTACCCTCGATCAAAAGTAGTAGTTTTTTATAGGATTGCAGAGCTATCTAAATTATTCAACGGCTTCTTTCATCTGTCGCACCAAGTCTAGAATAATAGTCTTAGCCGCGGATAATCCAGCCGCGATTGCAGACAGTGCGGTAGCCATTATCAGAGCATATAGCTCGTGCCAGCTCGCCGCGAATAGTAAGTTCACTAGATTTACGCCAGCTAGCAAAAATGTTGCGATAAACGTCTGTACGAACGTCCATCCAGCACGAATAGCCACGTCTTTATAGTCAATGTTCTTTAATGATTTTAGTTTCATATTACCTCCTTATTTCTTAAATTTGAAAATACTCATCAGAAAATCGATAATCTTCTCTAACAGGCTTTTATTCTTAGCGATATCTTGACTTAATTTGCCGATAGATCGCATAACATCTTCATTTGTTGGTTGTGGTGCTAGCGGTTGCTCCTGTGGCTTTTCTTTGACTTGAGGTGCTTGTTGCAATTCTGGTGTCTTTGGCGCTGGTTGTGGCTGAGGGCGTGGTTGCGGTCGTGGTGTGCCTGCATCTCCATTCGCTAATTCGCGTACTCGTTCTGCCAATACCCAAATTCCGTCATCTGCCATTTTCAGTTGTAGGTAGCGCTTGTTGTTTTCGGTAGTTTCGTCTAATACCTCTGTACCGCCGACAATTCGGAAGTAATCACCTGTGTTAAGCTCTCCATCCAGTAGATAGCCGTCTTTATCCGTCTTTACTGCCACAGAAACGGGTACACCGTTATCCTCCCAATCAAACTCATCAATCAATCGGTTACATCTAATTTGTCGTAAATCGAATACAGTTGCTACTTCATCTGCGTAATATACTTCAGGTAATGCTACACGTTTAGCTTCTTTTGGTTTACCTACATACCTGTAAAATGCGTATGGCGGGCAACCTGAGGCACTCCAGAGCCAGTCGTGATTGTCTATTACAATACCTGCCTGGTAGCGACAGTTGATTACGTTGTCTGGGTCGGTAAACATTCCTGTATGACCTAATGCACCTCCAGAGTTGCCGCGAATACCCCAGATGAAAATATCTCCGCGTTGCGTGTCTGCCTCGCCATTAACGTCCTCAGGCAGTCGCACCCAACCGTTCTTTTCTAGAGCGTCGAATAAAGTGTCTGTATTACCAATCCAATAGCTTGACGGTAATAGACTTGCTTCTTTTAGAGCGTGATATACAGAGCTTGAGCAGTCGTACGAGCTTGGACCATTTCGATTTTCCATTGAATAAAAAACGCGTCCTTTGCGTGCATAAAACCAAGCCAGTGCTTTTTCTATCATATTATTTCCTCCTTACTTGAGTTTGAATTTCTTCTTGTAATTCTGTAATTGCTTTATTTTGTTGAATTAGATTGTTGGTTGCGTAAATAGCTAGTAAGACAAGTGCTATAGCGAAGGTCTTCGCTAAGTTACTTGTTACAAGGCTCCAAAAGTTCATTACGCCTTCGATTTCGCTACGCTTGACGTATTTTACTTCTGATTCTTTTTCGTGTGCTTTAAGCTGTGCTTGAGTAACGTTAGTTTGTGCGATATTCTCAATTCGCTCTAGCATGACAGTATGTTTGTCTACGCCATCCTTAATGTATTCGACCTTAGCTTGTAACGCGCCGAACTCTTTAGCTGATACTTCTGGTTGTTCGTTCATAATATAAATTATGATTTCTTGTCGTTATCTAATACGGGAATGTCATAGTCCGTACGTCTATATAAAACGTCTCTGTTGGATTTTGATTAATAATAGAAGTGTCATACGGATTAAATATTGACAGTGCGCACACTATTTTATTTTTTGATTCGCGCCAGCCAGAAATAAGCACAGAGGTAGGTGTTGTGCCACCGCCTGAAACCGCAAAAGTCCTTACGAAGTCTATTTTAGACGCCGTGATAGCTCTGTCTGGATTTGTAGAGGTGCTGACTAGTAATCTTAAAATCCCAACGTTAGTCATATTAATCTCTTGTTTTTGAAAATATACAGTATTGCTTGCTATCGATATTCCACCGGGTAGAGTAAAACTCATAATACTTCCACCAGTAGCACTGATAGTCGCGTAATCGCTACTAATATTAAAATCGTCTGGATAATTATTCATCAGCGTACATCCTATAGTGATATTTTATGATCGTATTAAAAAATTCTTCTCTATACGACAGCGTTAGTGCAGTCTTATCTACGAACGCACTATATCCACTGTTAGCCCATAGTTCTAGAGATGCATAAGACAAAGAGCTTATCTGTCCGTTCTGCTCCAGCCATAAGAGGACTAGTGGTTTATATCCAAGGTTATGTACAATCCGAACTTCTTCGTTAGTATTCACAAGCACAGTTCCAGCCTTGTACAGCTTTAACTGATTGTTGTCAGTATTAAAAGTCATGTCGTGATAATGACTTGTGAATGAGGCTTTTCGATGAGGTTCTAAAGCGAATCCTATGATTCGGAAATAAAACGTAGCAGTAATGTCGGTTCTATTTGACGTGCTTATATGGATTAAATTATTATCCACACGAACGTATGATAAATACTGATACTCACCTCTATTATTGAACCCGCTAGTATTCACCTCAAATGCATTTTGCGAAAAATCACTAGAGGTTGAAAATTGTGCTATCGGCAAAAATGCAGAGCCGTAAGTATTTGGTATAGTTATGTCGTTATAATCATGCGCGTTGACGGGTACTGGTATAGTATCGCTACGATAAATCACCTGGTCGATCGGATAGTCACTCGATAATACAAAGTCTTTTATCATTCTTGCTCCAAAAGTTCAATAACGTCTTTGCCCTCTTTACTCACCCACAGACCAACCCTAGTAGCGTAAGCGCCGATTTTAATACGTTTATATGCTCCGTCAGAAAACAACAGACCACTCCCATCCAGCACCACGAGTTCCCTGCGATTTACGGGGTCATAAATAACAAGCCTGCCCGAGCCTTCTTCGATACGTAATTGTCCAGTAATCGACGAGATAATAGTTGAACCTTTTAATTTTAGAACTTCTTTCATTAGAATGCGTACACTTCCTCTCCGTTATAGACTGATCTGTCATATTGAGCGAACATATAAACTTTAGTTTTTCTGACTTTTAATTTAGTAGTTAATTTACTATCGCTTAATTTCTGAGATATTGCGATAATTTGATAAACTCCGCTTGCCAGTCGAGTATCTAGTTTAATCGAATCCCCTATTTGCATAGACGGTGAACCCTTAACCTCTAATTCCAGCATCGGGCTGTATGTTGCATAGCCTCTAAATACTGACTGCGTGAATGCTCTTGCATTTTCATAGTTTCCAAAAAATGGGTTGTCGTTTATTTCTAGAAGATAATCTTCATCATCGCTCCAGTTGTCGTCAAAGGCTTCATAGTCCAATTCATCAATTTGCTTTGATGGCTCGCCCCACAAAAATACACGGTCGATTTCAACAGGATAAAATAAATCACTCGTAAAGGTTAATATCGCTTTGCTAGGTGTTAACTTTAGCGAGCATTTCACGCCTCGATCGACCTCGACGCCGTTAGCGGTTTTTGCTGTGAACCATGATACATCAGCATTCTCGCCCAATTTTGGCTCAATTAAATCAGCGCACGGGTCAGACAAACTAACTTCACGCACAATTGGTAGTCCACGTTTTACAACCCAAAGATTGTCTGTATTTTTACCGCTCGAGGTCTTTTCTGCAACCATCTGATACGGTGCAATAACACGAATAGGTGTTTTGATTTTAATGTGATTAACAATACCAGAACTCTTCGATGGTGTTATCGATACTACGCTATCATTATTTAGCTCATAATGAATGTTTTCTGCGACATCGGAACCGCGTCCTTTGAATCTTATTAGCCCTTCCTCGTCTTGCCACAACCTGCCGTTCTCAGCTTGAACCAATTTTTTAACAATATCTGCTAACGAGTCGTTTTTGTTTGGGAAAAATATAGGGATAATATTTGTTGCTCCTGAAAAGGTGAACTGATGTTGTGCAAACCCTAAACCTTTGAATATCTCAGTTAAAATATAGTCTGTTTTTTTATAAGCCATCGGCGGTAATTCAGGCAGAGGCTGAGATAGTGCCCAGTTAAGAAAGTCGAAAGCCGAAACTGAGGCTTCTGCTTTTCCTGGCTCTGCATCAGGTAGCATATTAGTAAGCCCCACAAATTGAGGCACATTCTCTTCGCCAAATCCGAGCCACGCTCGTGTCGGAATGTTTGGCTTAATATATTTCGCGATTGGACTGTTTGAATATGGCACAAAATAACCGTCGTGATTAGCTAATTCAAAATCAGCAATCGCTGACTGCACTGAATACGGAAATTCAACAGAACGATTAACCGCAATCGACTTAATCCTATTTGATATATCGTTATAAGCATAGGTGTCCCATATCTGGACAGGAGGCTGACTTGCGATATCTGACGCATATAAATCACCACCTCCATATGTCGATTGGTCGTATACTCCCCATGAGATATTTTCATTTCGAGTTTTGTCCCACGCCATAGCAACACGCCACGTGAGTGGTCTAACCCAAGATTTCGCCAGTTTCTTAAACCTATCGCTAGTAACTAACATCTTATTGTCCCACGTTCTGCCCAGTCTCAACCATTGTTAAAGTAATACCTTCTATATCACCGCACAGGTTTATGACGTCTTTTTTACTGATAGAAATCTTCACTGGGATATTAGTAGCTGAGCCGTCAGATAATGTAAGTAGTGGATATCTATTAGCCGTATATTGCCTTTGAACAAAGCCCCACAATTCAGCGAATTCATCTGCTGTTAAATGTCCAAAAGTATTAGTCCACACTCTTTTATGATAAACATAGTCTGTATATACATTTCCCGACAGAACAGTAACATCAGTCTCTCCAAAATTAGAATTCTCAGAAAATGGGCTTGAAATGTATTCATGATTCCAAGTTTTTGAAGTTGTAGAATCGGTTAATGTCATCTCTTTCATGCGAACCTCGCTTTCTGGCTCTGTTCAAACGCCTGCATAATTTGGTCAGCAACTTTTCGCCTTTCGTCTGGAGAAGTTGCAAAGACACCGCTTACATTGATGGTGATTTGTTGTGATGGCTGCGCGTTAGTTTCTTTTAGTACTTTAGTAAACGTATCTGCCATAATTTTTTGCGGTGTAACGATTTCTGGGTTAGCCTTAGCTCCTAGATATTCACCAGCAATAACAGGTGTAGCTGTAGTCAAAACGCCACCCTTTGCTAGCCTTGGAAGGCTGAAACGCTGAATGTTAGGTATATGCACGTTAGGAATCTTATTTATGATATTTAAGGCTCCATTTAATAGATCTATAGGCTTGTTTATGACCCTCTCGATTTGCGCTATCAAGCCGTTTATCATTCCTTTACCAATACCGATAACACCGTTCCAAGCCGCAACTCCTAGATTTGCCGCCCAAGAACCAAAATTGCCCAAAGAGTCGCGCATCGGCTTCCAGAATCGACCACCTCCAAAATCGAAGAAGTCCACAGTCGCTCGCCACATATCATCTAAGAATTTGCCGAACGTGTATTTTCCGTCATCTGCCTGTTGCTGATTGAGCGTCTTTAGTTTGTTATTAAGTTCTTCTCTCTGTTTTTTCAGCTTCTCTAGAGTTTCTCCATTATTCGCAAGAATACCTGCATTTGTTTCGGCATTATTAGACAGTGCATCCTGTTTTTGTTGTTGAAGTGTCGCTAATTGTTCATCACGTCGCTCTTTGAGGCTTTCAATCTCATCTAGCTTAATCATATTCTGAACGCTAGCCAAATCGGCACGATGTTTATTCTGAAATGCTAATTCAGTATTGAGTTGTTGCTGTAAGTCAGCAAGTTTCTGATCTCTCTTGAGTTTGTCTGCGTTATTTTCAGCGTTTAATTTCTCCTGATTTGCTGCGAATTGCTCGTCATATAGTGCCTGCTCTTTGTCTAATGCAAACTGTAACTCAGCAAGCTTCTGAGCGTTGTAAGAGTTGTTGAAGTTCTGTAAAAATCTAATTTGATTGGTTAGAGCTTGAACCTTGCTTTCGTGCTCTCTGATTTCCTCGACTTGAGATTTTCTAAATGAGGCGGAGCGTTTGGCTATTTCAGCGTCATAGTTAGCATTTTCTTCGGCAATTTGTTTGGTTAGGTCTTTAATTGTATCTTCATGTTTGACGCGAATGTCATTTAAGTCTCGGCTATAATCTCGCCATATTTTAGCCGCTTGAGCCTCTAATTTGTCTAACTCTTTAGTAAGTTTTTTAGCAGACTTTGCCGCCTTATCCATGCCTTTAGACGAACCACCAGCAGATTTCTCAAGTAGCGCAATTTGCGCATCAACACTCGCCAATTGAGATTTCAGACTCTCAGCACTCTCTCCACTACCACCAGCCGCAGAACCAAGTATTCCAAACGCTTGTGCCGCCATCACCGCACCAGCAGCGATTGCAGACAGTAACGCTATAATTGGGTGGCTCATAAACGCAAACATCGCCGCTCGGGCTAATATGAATCCTTTTTGCAATACAAATAACCCACCAGCAACAAGCGCGAATGTTACGATTCCTGAGCCTGCGACCTGTATAACGCCGCTAAGCTGCGTTAGAAATGGTCCGATAGCTCCTGCCAATCCACCAACAGCGTTTAATATAGTCTCTATTCCTGCACCAACTCCAGCCAAAATTGTCCCAATGTTACTTGCCCCCAGACCTTGAATTAGGTTAGCCATGCCTCTAGTAATAGCAGTCTCCATGTTTGTAAATGAAGTCTGAAGACCGCCAGTAGCTTTTTTCACTGTTGAATCGAGCGATTCAATCCCTCCACCGCCATTGTGATCTAGTTCTATAAGCTTTTGAGTGAGTTGCTCAGCGGATAACTTGCCCTCACTGCCCATTTCTTTGAGCGCGCCCATGGTAATGCCCATCTCTTTTGCAATAGCCTGCAAAGCAGGTGTCATGCCTGAGTTTAGCAAGGAGTTAAACGTTTGAGCCTGAACAGCTCCACGTCCAAAGTCTTGCGAAAGCTGAGTTATAGCATTGTCCACCATAGCACTTGAACCACCGTATGCTAGAATGGCGTCGTTTATAGCCTTAAATGCTTGCTCTCCAGCAACCATTGAACCAGAAACAGCGACAAGACGTTGCACACCTCTTACGGCTTCATCGAGAGATGTAGGCAACCCTCTGATATCTTCATTTAGCTGTTGCATTGAGCGAGAGACTTGCTCGCCAGATTGTCCCATTGCTTGGAATACACGAGCAGCGTTATTCAGTGTGTCTACACGCCTTATAGCTGCGCCAATTGAATTTGTAACAAGTCCTATGGCTTTATCTAGAAGTAACATTGAAGCACCAGCACCCGCGCCTATCGCTAGATCTTTTTCTAAACCAGAACCCTCTTTTTTCAAGCCATTGAGCTTTGATTTCATAGAACCAATATCAGCATCTAGCTTATTCAAAGCTAGTCTGACATCATATGAAATCTCGCCAACGTTACTCATCAAATGCTATCTCCGACCTCTTCTTCAAATCTTTCTCTAACGCACTAAAACCCTCTTTGGAAAACGCACCAGCAGTTGCGTAATAAGTTGCTGATTGATTCTTAGCAGTCATTTGATTATGTACAGCGTCTGCGGCATCAATTAGCATCAAAGCCTCGTCTAAAGTAAACGGAACGAGAACTTTTTCAAAACTGTCACCATTCTTCTCGAATGATTCAATATACCCACGCTTCACTGCTTCGACAGCACCCCAGCCGAGATACACGCCTAATTTAGCGATAATCCACATCTCAGGTGCGACTTTTGCTCCAGTAGCTTGTCGTGTAGTACGCTCCTTGTATCGCTGCTCAACACGTGCCTTTTCTTCAGGAGTAAGTAGGTCTTTTAAGTTAACTACTGCCACTATTTACGCCTACTTTCTCGGTTAGAAAAAATGTCATTAAACAAATCCTGAATAGCTAAACTAGACAGACTGCCCAACATCTCCATTGCTTTTTTAGAATCATCGAAACAGCCAGCATAGATCTTAATTTCTTTTTCTGCAAGCTCTTCACGTTCTGCTAAAAGCTTGTTGCCGCGGTCTACTTTCTCGACAACACTCTTGTCATCGTCTTTGATTTTTGACCTGTCAATCTTCTGAATTTCTGCCTGTAGTGCCATTAGCTCGTTTATAGCTTTGACAGATAATCGTGTAATCTTATTAATCTCTAGGCTTTCATTCGAGCCTAGCGGACGTACTTTTAATACTCCATACGGTTCACCGAAATCAACCTCTTTATAGCCTTGATATTTTGATAGATTTAATTTAATTGTCATATTATTTACCCTTTCATCTATAATTTTGAGGTTTTATCGTGAGTATAGGGACTTTTCGGACAAGATGTGGTAATGTGTAAATGTCATACTAATTTAATAAAATAGGATTTGAGAATGAACAGACAAGAAGGGATGTTAGCCAGGGCTAGAGAACTTAAAGCCATGCTTAACGAGGGGATAATTACCAAGGAAGAGTTCGAGCAAGAGAAGAAAAAGTTATTATCTCAGAAAAATACAGTAGACAAGCAAGATAAAGACTCGTCAAACATAGAAAATCTAGAACAGGAATTATTACGTAAAAACAGTAAACCAATAGAAAATGTGCTTGCTATAGCGGCAGTATTCTCTATGAGCTACATGAGCTTTTTATTTTGGGAAGGGTACCACAGAAGTGTATCGTCTAATTTAACAGAATCAGGAGCGACAAATGCCTCAAATCCGTCAGCCATAGCGTTTGGAATCGTATTATTCTGGTTTATACACTGGCTTGTATTCGTTATGTTTACCACCAATATGGCTCGAAAACGTGGACGTTCAATACCGCTCGCCATTTTAGGGGCATACTTCTTCGGACTTTTGTCAGTGTTCTATTATCTTTCAAAGGGAGATAGTACAGAACTAAAAGTACTAAAAGAAGAGAAGGTGCGCAAGCAAATCAGATAACAAAATACCACTCAAACGAGTGGTATTTCTAGCAAACGAGCTCCTACTAATCAAGTGGCTTCACTGTTTGAGTTTGAGGGTCGTATTTACCCTTCTTATCTTTAAGACCTGGTCCATAGCGGAAGAAGCCCTTAGCTGTGCGGTTCATCTGGAATGTCAATTCTAGGGTTGAATCGTCTCCACTAGCTGAAAATGTAGTGTCGAAGCTGTCTGGTAGCGTTACGCTATATACGTGAACGTCAAAGTCGTCATTAGCTTCACAGACTGGGTGAATATGTAGTGGAACGGTAGTTGCAGAACTTGCACAGGCTCCAGCACCCCAGGTTACACTTCCAACTGTCTGTTTTGTGCCTGATGCCGCCTCGTATAGTCCAGCGTAAACAGCCTTTACACTTTCTGGACCAGCCAAGTAAAGAGTAAGTGTTACTTCTGATGTGTCAGCTCGACCGCTTGGACGACGAATAGTACCACCTTGAGTTTCAGTTTCTGTTGTACCACCTTCATATTTAACGGCGATGTCTCCCAGCATGTCTTGTGGGATTACTAGCTGACCTAAATAGACTTCTTTTGGTCCATTCTGCTTTGCTAGTGCTTTTTTGAACTCTTCTACGTTCATATTTCCTCCTTTTAGTTAACTCTTGCAAGCCCCGTTATTGCGTAAATCATTCTGCCCTGGGTATCCCTTTCGACAGATATTGGCGTTGATATTGATTCGAAAACCACACAATCAAAGCCTTCGTCTGTGTAACTGGTCTCAGGTAGAGATATACTCACGCCGAGCTTATTAGATAGAAATTCAGATATTCTAGCCAATCTCTCGTATCCGTCCAAATCATCTGTTCCTCGTGAATAAAGTTCAAATGAGTATGTAGGACGAACACCTCTCGACTGGTTGCCGCCTATATCAGAGATATAAACGCCTTTCCTGTCGAGAGTGAGCTTATTCCAGAATAGATCTTTATCAATTTCACCGAATTCGTTGTTTTCTAGATATTTAAGAAGCGACAGTGAAAAAACTTTCATCGAAGACCTCCCTTAAAATCAATCTGTTTCTTTACGCTCTCACCTGCTTTCTCTAGATAATTCAGTGTTTGTGGGTGCTTTTTGTTTTCATAGTGGCGACGTTTTGCGTATGGAACATCACCGCCACCAAATACAACACTTGTAGTATCACCATTATCTACTAGTCGTACGCTTTGCTTCAGCGCTCCAGTATCAACTGGTGCTAGCATTTGCGCTCGTGACATTATAGCCTGAGCAATACCCTTTCTCTTATTTTTAGCGTTCACTGCTTGAATTCTCTGCCAAGCGTCAATATTATTCTTGATCTTCATCATAGCCTCCATAGTCTGCGCGCTCCAGAGTTAGAGTGTAATGCTCTAATGTGTCTGTATCGAAATTCATGCCAGCAGTCGCACCTACAATTTGATAAGAAGCTCCATTGACTCTAACGCCATGACCTACAAACATGTTAGTACTTGTAAAGTCTATAAAATCGACAGGCTTTACGTGCAGTGTCGCGGTCGAATCAGTTGTTCGAATGTTGTTTGATGTCGTAACTCCACTACGCTGCTTAAAAACGCCAGATAAGCCCTTGCGGTGATTTACAAGGTCGCCACGCACCGTTCCTTTGGTAACTTCCAAAAAAATGTAAGGAGTCGACTTAAATACATCGAATACGGTCATTTCTTATCTCTCCTGAACGTAATGTGATTTGACTACATTGACTGTATTTATCAAGTATTGACTTATAGCTCTCAATAATCCTGTCAGTCTCGCTTGTCTTATCGTAAGTAATACTGAAGTCTTCGACCTTTTTAGAGGTAATCCTGTCGTCTCCGGCAAGTTTTACAGCAAACAGTTCAGATATAACTTGAGCTAGTTCTTCGGGAATTACTTTCAAACCAAATCCACCATGAACAGTTATTACGTCAGTATGTTTTGTGGGCTTATTCAGTACTATGTTGTCGCAAAGCTGACTAGCGTTATCCCCTAGATAAGTAGCAAAGTCGACTGAATTAGAGTTCACTTTAACAGATTGAATTTCGGAACAAAGACCAATAAACACAGACCTCATCCCGTCTCTACCCTGAAAAGTTCGCTCTTCTTCTATATAGCCGACTTTACTACAAATTAACGCTTCAAGCTTACTGACAGCTATTCGCAATAGGTTATCGAAGTTGTCGCTTTCAAATGGAGTTAGGGAGCGTCGTAAATAGCCCTCAACTTGTTCTTTAGTCAAATTGTATTGCATACCTCAACGCTCCCTTTCTATTAAGCTTTCTTCAAACCGATTGCTGATTTCAAGCCAGACAAGCCACCACCGATGTAAAGCTCTTGCAAGAACTCTTCTTCGTTGGTTTCAAGCTTAAAGTTAGTGAAGGCTTCTACAGAAGTATCACCAACAGTCTTGTACGCACCAAGCACGACAACATATGCGTCGTAGTCTGGGTCAGTTGCATCAGTAAACCATGTTGGCTCGATGATAGTAGCTGTGTCTAGTACGTCTTCAGCCTTTGCGCCAATCTGGAACAAGTATTTACCATCAGCACCCTTTTCAAAGCGTGCGCTTGTTGCAAAGCCTTTCTTAGCGATAAGAACGATCTCACCGTCAGTACGGATCATGTCCTTAGCTCGGGCTACAGCTTCAGCGCGGCTCATACCAGCTGCGATAGTCAACTCATCACCGAAGGTATTCTTTGCTTTTACGTCTGACTTAATAGAAGTAAATGACGTAATCTTGCGCTTGTCGCTATCTTCACGACCGTCACCGATAACCGCAGCACGCTCAACTTCGCGAATAATTCGAGTAGGCAATTCGTTCAGAACGTATTTCATCAATGCGCCTGTTGATTTGTTCTCGCGGATAGTTTGCTTGTCGAGTACCAAGTACTTGTAAATCACGCCTGCGCGGATTGTGCGGCTTTCAAAGTCAATAACTTGCTGATCTTTCTTCTCGCCTTTTTTGTGTCCACCAGCGCGGCTTGTATCGCCTTCGACGTCGGCTTTGTCCCAAGTAACCTTGAATACATCCAAACCAGTCTTGTTCAATTTGCTGAAGATTTCACCTGATGTTACAGCGTCTTCAATAGCAGAAACAACTGGCTCTGGCAGTTTGAAAAACTCTTTGTCGGTCAAGTTATTCTTAACCAAAACATCTTGCCAAGCGCTCTTAACGTCGTTAAAAGTACGACCAGCGTTTGCCATCAATACTTGTGTAAAATCTCGCACTGATGCTTGAGTTTTTAGGTAGTCATTAACAGTAGGGGTTGTCGTAACCTCTGCTTGCTCTTTTGGCTCGATGATTTGAGCCTTTGCGATTTCCTCGTTCATTTCGTTCTCCTCTTCTTTACCTGATTTATCTTCTACTGGCGTCTCAGGTGTGTCGTCAGCAGGTTCTTCGACCTTTTCGGTCTCTTCGCTTTTTACTCGTGTAGCGATTGCCATTGCCGGTGCCAGACAAGCGTCTTTCACGATTGAGGTATAGCTAGCGGCAGCTTTCATAGCGTCAGACAAGCTTGTTTTCGCTTCTACTGCTTCGGTTGCAAATCCAAGCTCCACAGCTTCAGCGGCAGTCATCCACGTCTCAGCAGCTAACAGTTCTTCTATCTTTTCTTCAGATAGCCCTGTTCGGCTTGCATAAACTGGAATCATACTCTCACAAGTCTTCTCTAACATCTCAACAGCTCGACCTAATTCGTCTGCATTTCCAGCTGCGATTGTCCACGGCTTGTGAACCATCATCATTGCACCAGGTAGCATAACGATTTCGTCGCCAGCCATTGCTATGAGAGACGCTATAGACGCGGCTAGTCCATCGACCTTCACTACAACACGTCCGTTATATTCACGAAGCATATTGTAAATCGATACACCAGCGAATACATCACCCCCAGGACTGTTAATCCTCACTGTAATGTCGCCTGTACGCGCAGCTAATTCCTCTTTGAAAAGTTTTGGCGTAACGTCGTCCTCGAGCCAACTCTCACTAGCAATAGTGCCATTGATAATTAACTCGTTTGAGGCTTCAGCTTTCGCCCACTTCCAGAATTTATCCATTAGCGTTCCTTTTTAAGGTTATTATTCGGCGCTCAAATGAGCATTGCCTTAATTTCATTCTGAGGTGCTATCGTGAGTGCGTGGTGGCTTCTCATCTTCAGTGAAGACAAGCTGTTTTATCTTGTCAGAACAGTCAGTCGCGAACAGAACTTTAATATTCAATTTCGCTTTACATTTAGAGTTTGGGCAGATTAAACCCTGTATAGCAGTAGAAGTAACAGCTTCAAACAAATATCTACCACAATACTTACAGTTTATCTTTATCATTGCTTAATCCTGAATTTTGGGCGTCCGCCACAATTAGGGTGAATAGGACCGCCAACATTTTCTTCATAATCATTTACCCATGTGCCGCTGTCTGTTTCTATTGCTTCATTAAGCTTTATCATCGGTTGAGCAACAGGCTTCCAAATACCTTCCATCGCTCTACACTCTGGGCAATGTGCGCCAACTGGATGATTTATAGTTTTCTCAATTTCTGCTCCTGTTTCAGCTTCGAGCTGTTTCATTGCCTCCACATCACCAACACTCTCAGAGCGCTGTATTTCAGTGCGAGCTAATCGAGCAACTCTGTATTCGTCAGTATTCATAATATCTCTCAGTAAGTCTCTCGTCTGACTTTCGCTTAAATTATCAAGACGTGATCGCTCTAGCGTATCGTTAATGACCTTTTTAGTTTCATCGTCATATGATTTAGCTACTCGTGTAAGATGTGAACGGTAATCCGCTCTAGCAGTATCAGATAGGACAAACTCGTCAGTACTTTCAGTGTCTAGTCCTGCGCTCTTAACCATGTCTAAGCCTTTTTTGTATTGATCTGTACCACTAGAGATAAGCAATAGAGTGATTAACGCTAATGCGTCTTCTATAAAACGCTCTAACTTGTCGTCTTCAGCTTCATTTTGAGTGCCAAGTTCTTGAATAGCTTGGTCAACACGGCTTTGCATAAAACTCTTTGCAATATTATACAGTTTATCGTACTCAGAGGCTTCGGCTTTAAGCGCACCTACTGTGCGTGGGTCTGGAGCTTTCTCCACTTCGCCGCCCTCATCAACTTGAGGCTTGTCGTTTTCTATTTCAGTAGTGTTATTTTCACCCAGTTTGAGAAGTTTATAGTTCTGTGGTAGTTTGAGTGCGTCAATGACTGAATCTAATTCGTAACCTTTATCAACCAGCTTTAAGATAGTATCTGTGTTAGTTGCCATCACTTCTGCTTCAACCTTTTTACGGTCAGCAATTTCTGGTATTTCATAGTCAAAAGTAATAGCAACACCAATCCCACCAGTAATCCTATTGAGTTCATGCGTTAAACGAGAGTAAATCTTAAGCGCTCGTGGATAAACAACACGCTTAGCAAAACCACGCTCGGAAACGTCAGCATTTGAGTACTTAGCCTGGTCGTCAACTCCCTTAATAATCTGGCTAACACCATACGCCATGTCGATTCGCTTGTTTGCCTGCTCAAATACAGCTGCAAAATCAATATCTTTTTGAGATTGTGCATATGGTATCCACTGAATCTGTGCTTCAGCAGGTTTATTCGTTGTCGGGTCGATTGGACGGTGAGAGTATGTAACGTTACCATTTTTACCAGCTCCACGGTGTCGAGACTCTAACAGGTCAACCATGTCGTTATATTCACGGGCAGTACGAGCCGCAATGACGAACATACCAGCAGGAATTGCGTTATTCTCGAAGAAACCACGTTGGAAGTCAGCAATATAATCGTCTAGCGTAATCCATTGGGTAGCGGCTTCAGTTGGCGAGTATCCAGCGTATAAGTTACTTGGGTCAACACCTCCAGAGATTACAATGACTTGATCTTCAGTAAAAGTCTCAGCCCCTACTTGATAGTAAGTCTTATTGTCGCGGCGCGTAATACTTGGATGTTCTAAGAACGTGAATCCAGCAATGTTCTGACCCTTGAATCCATAATTCGTAGTCTTTACAGCTTTACTACCATCTTTTGCCCAAACTAGAATAAATGTATTACGATTTACTAGAGTAGAAACAATGAGCTTCTCGCTAAACGATACGAAATCATCGACACGGTTAGGATGATAAAGAGCATTAAGAATTGGATTATTCTGTACAGTCTTGCCATTCGAGTCGATGACTTTTGGCATGATAGTGATAAATTCGTTAGCAATCGCTTGAATATTTGGATAGGCGGAATCGTACTTACTTGCACAATAGCGGCTATACCAATCTCCTGTATTAAAATTAGCTAATGAAGAAATGCCCTCAACCTTTACTTGAGATTTTGGCTTAAAAAGTGACAATAAATTCATAATACTATTATCGCTACCTATCGTACGCCACCGTACTCTATCTGTGGGATAAACATCTCGGTAAGCCTATACCTAGCGGCATCTAAGGCGTGGTCATCACCGTCTTGTGGTACGTTCAGACTTTTACCTGACCTGTCAGTTGCCCACATATATCTTAAATATTCTTTCTGTAGATTAGTGGAGTTCTTTGTATATTTAATATTAAGCTCGCTCATCTTATTAACGCTCCATTGTCTATAAGTCTGTTTGACATCACCGCTAGTCTTAGTCACTCCCTTAACCGTACAGCCCAGCTCGACAAGCTCAGCAATATCTTTAGGTGCGGCACTATCCGCAATTCCTAGTACACCAGCCAGCCCTTCTCTATGAATAACTTCTGAGATATCCTTATTAAACAAACCTGTGCTGTAAAGTTTCTCATCAAGGATATATCCGTCAGCTTCTCGATAAACACAAACAAGTGCTGTCGGGTCATTAGTAAACCCGAAGTCTAATCCATAACCTATTAGCTCAGCGGGTCCGGGTATCTCGTTGATAGATTGCCAGCCATGGAATACTAGACCTTCCAATTCACCAATCTGTCCCTCGCCATAGACTTTCCACCAGTTCTTATTAGAGCGACGCCTTTCGATTGTAGCAATAATGCTATCTTCAAGGGCTTCATTATCTTTATAGGTTACGATAACGAAATCAACATCATCTCGCCCTACTAGTTCATGCGCCCAGTATTCAGCCGTTGGGTTGTAGTCAAGATAAATAAACTCACGTGTACGAACTTCTAGCTGATTGAATGCATCTTCTCTGATTAAGTTAGCCTCATTGATAAATAGTACATCTCGTCTAGGACCTCTAGCCTTGTCGTCATCAAGGGATACGAACTCAAACATCGTTCCATTAAATAATGTAAATGTGTAATCTGATTTGTTCTCTTTGATTCTGTAGTACTGCCAATAGTTGTTAGCTGTAAGTATATTCTTAAAGTCTCGCAATGCACCTCGCTTAAGATGCGGTAAGTTGATACTTGCGATGGTTATTATCTTGTCTGGGTTTTTCGTAGCATACTCAAGTAACAATAATAGTATAGCTATTGTCTTACCAGCACTAGTTCCGCCTTGAACAATGCGGATACGCTTGTTAAGCCGCTTTATCTTATGATAAGTTGAGGTCTTGCCGAACACATCAATCTTTCTTTGATAAATCCTCTAGCGGTTTTGGTGCTTCAATATTAGTCTGTTCGATAGTTTGCTTTGGCGTACCGTAAACCTGGTTAATCATCGCTTCAATCTCTTTCCACTGAGCTTTCTTTATAGCCGTGGCTAATTTACGTTCAAACAGGCTTCTATTCGGGTCTTCAGAGATTTTCTCCAGCTCCTGTTCGGTAAGCTTAATCATCTGCTCGAGTTTATATCGTGCAGTTTCTGTTTTCTTCCAGGCGCCATTATGTCTGCGTTCTGGGTGTGCTTCAAATCCTGGTGGTGTTGGAACTCCATTCCTACCAACCGAGGGCTTGCGTTGCTTTCTAGGGGCTTCTGTCATTTTATTACCTCCACTAAAATTATTACTAAACCTATTGCCGAAATTGGCTTCAACAAATAGCTAAACCCAGTCATTGATAATATCCACATCAATGCTACTGTCCATACACCAGTACAAACCATGCACTCTAAAACACGTACTTTTCTTTTCAGCAGTATCGAGCGTAATTTACTAAATATATCAAACGGACCTGATGTAGCAGTTAATAAGTAAGCAAGAGCAAATCCAGCTAGAGCTATCATTCTTTATCTCCTGGTAATTTGCCTAACGGATAGGCTTTATTGTCAATAACGCAAAAAGGTTGTGGTAACTTCCAGACAGCCGCTTCTTTATAAAAACTTTCACTTAGAGGTGTTCGGATGACTTGAACTATATATCCATTATTCATAGCGTATTCTTCAAGGCGTTCCATCTGCACTTTGTAATGACCGCAACTTGCACATTCTTTTTGATAGACTTTAATAACTTTCATCGCACAAACCTCACTTTCCTATTAGTTAAATCAGGCAACCCTCTTGCTTTTTGAATAGCTAAATCGTATTTATTCGCCCTTTCGAAGACTTCCTGGATAGTTATTTTCTTTCGTTCCATTAGAAACCTACGAAAAGGAGAGAAACTGCGACTATATGAAGTTCTGTCGTAGACAAACCAGCGATGAAATACATACACACATTCTCTATCGCATACATAAATAGCTTCATGACTGTAGAATATGACTGTTAAATTAGATACTTCGCGTATCGGTATGTAGTCTATTCTTCTAGTCACTTTCGCCACCTAGCAACTCCCAATTTGTTAAAGAAATAAAAAAACACGAGACAAGTAGTCCCGTGTTAATTTAATTATATTATTATATAGACAGATTGTCTAGAGCTCTACTGTAACATATCCATCTGCACCGCTTCGTCTCCCTCTATCCAACACTGATTTTTTTAATATCCTGGTAGCTTCATCTACGAACTGGCTATAAATGGCTATCTCTCTGGCTTTAATCATTCGCTGCAGTTTGTAGTATTGATCGTCAGGATCGAGCTTTGAATTGAGCCAGTCTTCAAACATATCGCCGTTAAAATAGCCGTCTTCCGTTGACCACGGGAATGCTAGCTTAGGCACTTCTTTCGGCACTCTTGAATTTTTGTTACGCTTCATCGATATCTCCTTTCTCTATGTACACAAAATTAGTGGTTTAATCCAACTTATTAAGTACAATCTCATATTTCTCATCATCAAAAGTAACCTCCATACGATGGTTTTCTGAAATCTTAAGTATTTCTACTATAAGGTTAAGAGACAACTCTAGTTTAATTTCTGTTGGGGCTTGTGCCCACATCACCTCTATTGGGTGTATTGAAAACATACAATTCCTCCTATTTAGCTATATGTTCTAATTTCAACCGCAGAACTGGTTGGCTATATAAGGTGATGATTTGACGAGATTTAATTTCCTCACATTCGAGGTAATTAGGTTTCGTAAAGTCACATCACATGGTCGCCCTTATCGCATGGTTAGTGGGTTCGTGCGCAACCTTCCCGCCACACCCTGTCAATCCAGAGGGATACAAGCGTCTACCTATTCCGCCACTTATATAGCCAGTTGACAACACCAATTTGTATATCATTAAGTGAGTTAATTACTTTAAGGATTGATGTCGCCAGTTGATAGCACCAGATTGAGCCGATTTCCACCTGCGCTCAATTCTATAGGCAAATGAAAAGCCTAGACACTAATGCTACCAGTTGAACAGACGACTCGGGCGGGCAAAATAGTCATCTGTCCAGTTCTACGGTTGAATTGTTAATGTTCTACTGGGTACGATTTGTACCCGATTGCCCAGTTTATTGACATATGGCAGGTCCTTAATTGACAGCCTATTCTGCTTTCGCCTGCCCTCTGTGTCCTGGCTTAAAGTCTACATAGTGCTTATAAATAACATCCTGCCACTTATCGTATACTTCACGGCTAGCTATAAACATATCGCCAGTATCGTTATTCACCCGCAAATCTCCATCAGCCACCATTTTATTTATTTCTAAAATCTCATCCGGTGATAGCTTTTCAGGGTCTAACTTTAGCATCATTGGTACTGCTGAGTTTTTCAGTAAGTAATCCAGGTATACTAGTAATTTTGCCGACATTATTCTTCTCCTAATTTTTTAATCAATTTATGGACACCACGTCCTGAACCGATACCCTTACCAGTCCACCAGCCTTTATATGGGTATAGTTTTGCGATATGGTTCTTTCTGTCGTTTGCCTTGTAAATGTATATTGCTTTTCCCCCAACATCCCAAGCTACAGCATACCAAGCCTCTATGAGTAAGTCGGTTGCGTATTGTACACGGCTTGGTTCAAGAGATTTTCGACGCTCTTTACGCTCTTTCTTCATAGTGTCAAACACTGCTCTTAATTCACCCACTACTATTTCTCCTTTATTCCAAAATAAATCAGCCAATCTTCTCGATTTTCTCTGATAGACTTTTTAGCGTCTTCTTTGGTTGCGTAGTGTACAATTTCGCCAAAATCTTGAGTTAGAGGCTCAATAAGACCCAGCTTGTTGTACCTGTAGTCGTAGCAGACAACCCACCCACTTCTCTCGTTCTTAAAGTCTGGCTTAAATGTTGACGTTTTTCGCAGTCTGACTTCTGCTAATCTTCGTTCACGAGCTTCTTCACATTCTTCTTCAGTGCGGTAGACAAGACCCATAGCCATAAGTCTGTTATCCACGTCGTCGTCGTCCCAGGTTTCATACTCCACATCTCCGTATTCGTTGACGTAGAAGTATCTCTCGTCCACTTTTGGCTCCCAGTTACTACTGTCTGTCGGTTCTTCCATTTCCTCGAACCACTCATCAAAATTGTCTATGTCTTTAATAGTCCACTGAAAATCTGTGTCGGCTCCGATTGGTACAACTACAGCTAACCCTTTTATTCCATCAACACCACGAACGACTTTTTCAAATATAGTTCCAGCTTTAATTGTGGGAGTGTCTTTTAGGAGCTTATATTTCATTTCTTCTCCTTAAAATAGCTCCAATTGCGTGGCGTAAATTGCACGACTGGCTAATATTTGGTTAATTCGATGAATTGTTCGCTCATTCTCGTTCAGGTCTTTTAATGCACCTTCTTTCATTTCTAGTAAATCTACTGTATCGACCTCATCTAGTGATTGGTAGTCGTCCTCGTAATAAGGTTGCATTACTTCTTTTTCCATTGATTCTTCTCCTTTGCTTCTTTTAGCCATTCTTTGTCTTGCTTTGCGATTTCATGCTCTGAAATTACTACGAAAATCAGCAAGAACATGACGATTATTATCCAAATTAAAATAAACATTTATTGTCCTTTGTTTTTTAAGTCTTTAATTAAAATTTCTAGCTCTCCGTCTGTCCATTTATAGGGCTTTTTCATACTTTCCAATAAATCAACGATATCTTCGCCGTAAGTTTTAAGCATGAATCTTGTGTAACCAATCATGTTTCCTTCGTCGAATCGATTACATGATCGACATTGAGCGTGTACGTTTCGCTCGTCATATCTGAGAGCCATCCATCTTCTATTTATGAAGTGTCCAGCGTCAGCCTGTTCAAATGGCTTTCTCTGACCACACGAACAACAAATAAAGAATCCGTCTTCAGAATCTCTCATTCGTATATATTTTGAGAAAATCCTATCAGCTTTTTGAATTAGTTTTCGACTTGCCAACTTTACCCTCGCATTCTCCAGACTCTGACAAATCTACCATTCATCAATGGTCTTTCGCTTTTTCTCCAACCGACAGGTACAAAATCATCACATCTGAATATGCTACCAGTTGTGTTTCTGTGTAAATAAGGTGGTCTAGGACATTCCTTGAGTACGTCTTCAATTGTGATCAGAGATTTATTCTCTAATAGTTTTTTAGCGGCTGTACGAGCCTCTTCTATCCATGCCTCCCGCTCTTTTTTGAATAAATCTTTGACGGTTACCATATTAACTTGTCCTCTGTAATAAAACCGCCTAAAGTTGTTATTTTACGGATAGTACCACCAGATTTCTTTCTAAAATCTCGAGCCTCTTTCCTTGTCGTAAAATTTCTGCTTAGCGTTTCGTTTTTGACGATGTACGTTGTGCAGTTGTCTACGTCCCTTAATCTCTGTGAAGTCATTCTCTTCCCCCCGATTCAATCTTCGTGAGATTACTAAATTGTTATCTATAAACGTCCACTTAAACTTCTTCATAAAACTGATGTCTGGGTCTACAATCCGTATCGTAAACCCATTGTCAGTTTCGAGAAGGTAGACTTTTTTTCTTCTCGTCATTTAACCTCCTAAAAAGGTATTTCGCTCAAATCTACTGGCGTGCCGAGGTCTTCGCTTGGTTTCGCTGCTTGAGCCTTGCCGTCGCTCAAAAATTGAACCTGCTCGACAATCACCTCAGTAGCTTTACGTTTATCACCGTCTTTTTCCCACATCCTAGTTTGTAGTCGACCAGTTACACCAATTTGTTTACCTTTTGGTGCGTATTGAGCTAATAACTCAGCTGTTTTATTCCAAGCCGTCATGTTGATGAAACTTGATTCAGAGTTTTTATCACCGACTGCTAAAGTAAATGAAGCTACAGACTTGTTAGTGTTAGTTTTTCTAACTTCTATATCCTGAGTTACTCGACCGATTAAAGTTACGCTATTTATCATATTCCTCCTTAGAACATTAATTTTTGGACTTCTTTTTCTACTAGCTCAAGAGTAGCGTTCTCTACTCGCTTTACTATTTCAATCTCTTCTTTATAGTCTTCTCGATTTAATTCAAAAATCTGTAATCCTAGTTCTGGATTTGAGAACACGTCTGAGTAGATACAGAAGTAAAGCTTCTTCAATTTATCGTTTACTACAAAGTATTGAAGAATCTGCGGCTTATACTCGGAAGGCGGGTGTTTTTCATAGTAGGCTTTGACTACTTTCCAGCTATCCAAACATTTGATTTCTACAGCTTCTATGATATCGGTATGTTCATCAATAGATTCTGCAATTTCACCGTCTGGCGAGCAAATCATATATTCGTTTTCTTCAGACTGCCAAACTCGACCAGGGATAATCTTCTTACCTAACTTTTCACTGATTAAATCTCTAGCTTCCTCTTCTAGGATTTGACCTCTCAGCATAGCCGAATAAGTAGCACCTTCTGGTATTCTGTCTGCATAATCGTTCGGGTTGATTGGTTTGGCTATTCGCTGAGCAATTAGCTTATAGATTGAATCGTTTATTTGAACATTCGCATAGAGTTCATTTAATTCATCTTCAGTAAGTATCGCTCGGATATTATCCATGGTTAGATTTTTTGGGAAATCATAGCCTTTACTTTCAGCGAATTCGGCCAGCTCGGCTTTTGGTATATACCGAACTGATGAATAATCTTTTGCCGATGAGCCTGAAATCCTGCCTTCGTGAAAATCCAACCACTCTTGACTTCGTTGTTCAATGTCTAGGATTTTCATTCTAACTTCGCCTTCATTTCGTCTTTAACGCCGACAAGCTCACGTGATAGCTTTGGATTGGTTTTGACAATCTCTGTATACTTTTCTTTTAATTCGTCTAAAGTCTTACAGGCTCGCAATTCCTCTTCGGCTTTCTTAGTGTCTTGGAACGTCTCAAACTCCTCCATCTCTTCGGTACTTGCGATTTCTCCATTATTCAAATAACCAAGCAAACTCAATGCTCGACCGACTGAGATCGTTTCTAGTTTTTCGAATGCTTTGTCTTTTTTCATCTGATTAACTGAATAAGCCGCTGTTCCAGTAGCGTCCGCAGAGTATTCGTCTCGCTTATCTTTTAAGATGTAAGTTGTGAATACTGCACCGCCATTTGGTGTAAATTCATAAGTAGTTTTAATTGACGACCGCGGATTGTCTTGTCTAAACTCTTTTAATCGATCGGCGACTTTCGCATAATCGCCACCAGAAACCTTTGAAGTCTTCACTTGCTTCATAGTTCCTCCTTATAAAAATCTTAAATATCTTCCATTTGTGTAAACTGACCAAGCTTTATAACCTTGTGATTTCCACACGTGATAAGCACAGTCAATGTTTATTTCTGGGTTGTGCGAATCGCAAGCTTCTCGTCCAGGTAAAATCCTTACTTGGAATAGAGAAACTGAATAGCCATACGTTCTTCCGTTTTGTATAAATGTCAGGCTTGTATCGCCTGTAGCGTTTTCATTACACGAACTTTCAGCTTGCATAATGGCTTTCATAATTCGCACGTCCCAGTTGTATTTCTCAAGTAAAGGTTGAAACCTGTCGCAGCCGCCTACACCAGCTTTCTCCATAGCTTTTTGAGGTGCAGGCGAGACTTCAACCTTTGCGGCAGTTTGTGGTAGCAACGGTTGCCGCTTTTCCGTTGCTACTGTTTTGACACTTCAACTTTCACATTCTTGACGATTGTCGCAGCCTCAGTTTTGACTTGTTCAGTTTGGTTCTTCTGATATTGCATACCGCCGATAAAAGCGATAATCCCTGTAATTAAAATCGTAATGATGATAGTTTTGATAGTTTCAATATTAAGTTTTTTCATTTTCTTCTCCTTGTTTTGTTTTTTATTTTCTTTGCTTTCTACGCTAGACATTGTATTAACTCCTCTCTAGCACAGATGTTTACAACTTCGTCCTCAATTCCGTCACAATCTGGATTTGGACAATAAAACTCAGGTTCACCCTGACAACCACACCATTCAGCTTCTCTGCCTGAACAGCAAGGTTGAATTACTTCTAGGTTGTCGTGGTTGCAGTACCACTCATTATCAAAGAAATCAAAGCGATAACTCGCTCTGACCTGCTTTACGTTAATTTTCATATTTACTCTCAATCTGCCATTTGATATAATGGCTTTGTAGCCGCTCTTTTGAGCGGTTTTTGCTTTATACTGCCCACTTTTCAGCGCAGGTGTGGGAGACCTGTAGTGAGCAGTAGCGGACGTTTGAAACACAGGAGTTTTACTTTTAATAAACCCAAAAATAAACACTCAAACGTCCAGCAAAGGAGCTGGCGATCGTCAAACCGCCCATTACTGCCCACTAATTCCAAATTGTTAAGATACCAACTTCTACACGTGTTACGCCTGAACCTTCGAGCAATCTGTCACGCTTGTATAATTTTCGTCGTACGCTCTTTTATGGTGTCGCTTACGTAATCGTAATAGCACAGCTTGTTAATTCTGCACGAGATTATCAGATACGCGTTTGATAACCTCGTGGAAATTAAAAAACCACAGCGATTTGCTGTGGTTAAAACCCAAATTATGGCGCCCCGAGTAGGATTCGAACCTACGACCTTAGGCTTAGAAGTCCTCTGCT